ATATTTATATGGTGCCCTTTACTGGACTTGAACCAATAACCTACTGATTACAAATCAGTTGCTCTACCAATTGAGCTAAAAGGGCAGAAAGGACTTATTGAACATCACAAAGAAAGTGTGGAATACCTCCATTAGGTTCCCATACTCTATGTTTATTTTGAAATCTAACTAACGCTCTAGCGTCTTTTTCAAAAAAGAAATCTTTTACAATAACATTGGTTGGTTTCTCGGTTACTCTCCAATATATTTTTCCTTTTTTCTTCACCATACTTTTAATATAATGTAGTTTTTCTCCTTTTTCTAAAGGTCTGGATTGTACTTGTTTAAGAGGTTTGTTGTTTCGTCTAGGCATATTAAACTTTGAAGTCAGAAAATTTATCGTACGGATCCACTTCAACTTTTTTCTCCTGGTTGGCGTCTACTATGTTTTGTGCTTTTTGTTCTACATCATACAATCTCATCTTACTTCTATCAACGCCGATAATAAAACTACGATTGATTGCTGGGTCGCTATATCTATTCTTTAATTGCTTAACCTTCATCTGATTTAATGCGTCTAGTTCTTCACTAGACATTAAAGCAAACATAAAGTCAGCAGTAGCAGGTAGACCAAAACTTTCTGAAGTATCTTCTAAACCTATGTCTGTTGATACGAAACCAGACCTTGTTGTTTGTGTTGCTGTGAATATAGGTAATTTAAACTCAACAGCAAGACCTCTTAATTCTTCTGCGATTGCTTTGATATAGAAATAAGATGATATATTACCACCTTTAAATCTACTTGAAGCACATATATTTAAATAATCTATAAACAATACATCTGGTTTAAAACTTTTCTTTAATGCAAGTTCATTTAATAATGCTTTGAAGTGTCCACTATGAGCAGACGCTGTTGGATATTCTTTAATAATTAATTTACCAGGACCTCTTTTCTTTAATCTTTCTATTCGGTCATCATACATTTGTTTAGGTAATGCGTGTAAGTCATCTGTGGTTACATCTAATAAGTTTGCGTCTATTCTTTCAGCAATTCTTTCTTCTGCCATTTCTAAAGTAATGTATAAAACATTTTTACCTTCTAGCAAACTTGAAGAAGCAAGGTGACACATAAACAAAGATTTACCTACACCTGTTCCTGCAAGACAAACATTAAGAGTCTTTTGTGGAACACCACCTTTAGTTATTCTATTAAAATATTGTAAGTCAAATGGTAATCTTAATTCTTTCCGATGGTAAAAATCAAATCTATCATCTGAATCCCCAATATAATCGTGCCCGATATGATTATCAAAAGACACAGCAAGAGCTTCAGATAAAATTGAAGGAATGGCCTCTGGAGTTCTTTTCTTGTCTTTTCCATCCAAGATTTTAATGCCGTTAAGTACTGCATTGTTAACCGCCTTATCTTTACAGAATCGCTCCGTAGTGTCAAGCAACCATTGTAATTCAACTCTTTCACTAGGAGTTAATCCATTAATTGTTGTCTTAATAGCTTTGTATTCTTCCTCGTTAATATCTTTGCGATTGTTTAATTCTATTATCAAGGTCTCTTTGGTCGGAAGATTATTATATTTATTTACAAAATCATCTATACAAGCAAATATAATTTTGTCAGACCTTGTACCAAAGTATTCATCTTTTAAAAATGGTAATACTTTTCTAGTATATTCTTCATTGAATATTAAATTTGTTAATATTGTGTCTTCAATTCTATTTGTCATCTAATAAAGTTCCTGCTTCAAGTTTCTCTTCCATAATTTCTATCAATATATCTCCAATATAATCTATGAAACCTTTTTGGTCTAAATCTAAATCTAGTTCTTCTGGTTTCTTTAATAAAGTCCATTCAAATTGTAATGGCATTTTACCATTGTCTAATGGCTCCTTACTAAATTGCACCTTACCGTATTTGTAAATAACATCTTTGTATGGACCTTCAACGATTTTTATACAACTATAATCGTCTCCAGGTCTTTGAGCAAAGACATATCTTTTATCCGTAGAGGAATTGTTTTTTTGCTTGTTCATCTATCTTGTCTAATACTTCTTTTGTAAAATACTTTTCAGGATTATCATTGATTGCTTTACCAAATACTTTAGTTCCGTCTGGCATTTCATACCTAGTGGATACTTTTTTAAATATACCTGCTTCTTCAGCAATAGCTACAAGTCCGTAATACTTATCTAAACCTTTTTGATAAGTTAACATTACATCAATCATAGCATTTTCTTTTGTTAATCTACTTTTATAATTTTTACAATGAATAATATTACCGACAACTTCCGTGCCGTCTTTCACTTTTCTTTTTCCAAGATAAATTATTGATGAGGCAGCGTATTTAAGACCACTTCCGCCACCCATTTCTTTTTGTGGGAACATTGAACCTATTACATCGTAAGTATGATTGGTCATAATCATAGGTATATTTGCTTTACCTAGTTTCAATGTTAATACTCTAAAGGTTGACTTCACTATTTGAGACCTTGTCATATCTCTAGTCTCTTTACCTTCTGCTGTATCTGTCATTTCTTTAGTTGTGGATAACATACCCAAACTATCTAATACAAACATTATAGGTTTTCTTTTGTCTTCTGGACTCTCCAGATACTTGTCAACTATTTTAATTGATTGTGTTCTAAATTCTTGTACGGTTGAAACAGGTACTACTACAAATCTTTTACTATCAATGCCTCTATCTTCAATCATATTTTTAGATACTGCACTTTCAGATTCAAAGTATATTACACCTGCGTCTTTGTTTGCGTCTAAAAAGTGTTTGCATATTCCTAACGCAAAGAAAGTTTTACCTGTAGCGGCCTCACCTGCAATAGCAGTTATTTTATTACCAGGCATTCCGCCATATATACTTCCTGATAATAGAGCATTAAGAGAATAACAACCTGTATCAACAAAGTTGGTTACATCACCAGCGTCAACTCCTTCACTTGCTAATGTGGCATATTCATTGCCAGTCTCTTTTATAATGTCTTTTAAAAAATCATTTGTCATATTGTTCTCCATACTATCATATTATTAATTAGTTGTCAACAGCCAACTTCTTCCGAGTGAACATATTGAAATTAGATAGGTTTGTATATACTTCACCTTCTATTCTCAACGATTCATCTTTTGGTACCCAATCTTTTGGTGGGTCCTCGTACTCCTCTGGTCTGATTTTATCCCATAGGTGTACTTTAAATTCGGGTAGTGATACTGGTCCAAATTGGTCATAGATACGACCTTCAAAGTTCATTGCCATATTCATAACTTGCTCTTTGTTATAGGCAACTTTTCTTTGATAATCATAATAAGGTTTTAAATCTTCGTAATCTTTTTTGTTTATCGGCATTCCTTTTCCTAACATAAGAAATTCTCCAATGTCGCTTTTCTGCTTGACGCAAAGAAATCATAATCTTTTGGTCCGAAACACCATACATTTTCTATATATGTTTTGGACATAAAGTCAGCTTTTTCTCTATCATCTTTAAAAAGTTTATCACTTTTAGGTCGTTGCATAATTCTCATACCGATTTGACCTAGAAACTTATCTCTATGTTTATTTATTAATTCATCACTTGACCTGTATCTAACATTTTTAACTTTAGGGTCCATAATATTAACTAACATAAACTTACTTTTACTTAATGTTTTTTCTGCAACTGGTAAATAGAAATCGTCTCTCCATTTTTCATATTCATTAAACTTAAACCAAGATTGATTTTCTTCTTTCTCTCCACCTTTGTTATATTCTTCTGTACTAAAATAAGGTGGACTTGTAAATGCACAATCTATATCTGGTAGTTCATTATAAGGTAAATCTTCTGCACCACAATTCCATATCTTAACTTTTTTATTAGGAAAGAATTTACTATATTCTTTTATCTGTTTCATATATTGTTTATATGTGTTTGGATTTGGATCACTACCATAATATTCTGTTGCATTACTAGCAAAGAAACCAGCAAGTCTATCTCCCCAACCACAACTGGTATCTAATACGGTGTTCGCTTTTGTCATA